TGCCGCCAGTTGCTGATTACGTTCTGCTTTACGTCCAGGATATAGGCTAATCTGCCTACCCCGCCAGCCGCTTTGATTGCTATTTCTAAGATGTCCATGCCCCACTATATCACATATGTGAAGTCAATTTATTAGGGAAAGTACCTATAAAAAAAGTTAAAAAAAACTTGCAAGGCATCACAATTGTGATATAGTTCACCCATGCCCTGAACTTCTCGGGGTCTTTTTAGGAGCAAGCAAAATGATGAATGCAAACTGGATGGTAACCCTAGCAATAGCACAACGCAAAGCATTGCTTGGTATGGGTTACAACTCACAACAAGTAAACAGCATGAGCCTTGCTGATACAACTCAAGAATTGAAATCACTTGGCTACGATTTCAAATCCAATTCCCCATTCAAAAACAAATAAATTTAACGGGGCTACGGCCCCCTTTAGGAGCCAATATGAAAGACATAGCACTACTTCAAGCAGAGTACGAGGAAGCCCTACACCAAGGCTTAATCACTCCCGCAATGATGGCAGAAACAATCAACATCTGCGAATTTTCACTTTACGCCCATTTCCGTCCTGTGCATACCTGGATGAACACCGACTTGGGCGACATTCACCACGAAATTCACAAAGCAATTGGTTGCGCTGAAGGAGTAACAGCATGAACAAAGCGAAAGACATAACACTCGCCGTGTTTATCGGCATTTCATTGGCATGGGTTTTAGTTTACGGATGGGCACTATGAAAGTTTACAAAGCAATTAACGCCGTTCAATCTGAATTGGCAACCCTTGGCATCACAAAAAGTCGCCGCAATAGCCAGGGCAGCGGTTACAACTTTCGCGGCATTGATGATGTGTATAACGCCATTGCGCCTTTGTTGTCCAAACACGGGCTGTGCATCTTGCCTCGAGTTTTGTCCCGTGAGTGCCTTGAGCGCATGAGCAAATCAGGCGGCGGCTTATTCTATGTAACCGTAGACGCTGAGTTTGATTTTGTGTCCGCAGAAGATGGCAGCAAGCATACGGTTAAAACGTTTGGTGAGGCTATGGATAGCGGCGATAAGGCTACCAACAAGGCAATGTCAGCGGCATACAAATACGCTTGCTTTCAAGCCTTTAGCATTCCCACAGAGGCCGACAATGATGCTGATGCCCATACGCATGAAATTCAAACAAATGCGGCAACCAAAAAGCCTGGTGTGCCATCTGGCGAACTTGCTGATTGGATTGCGGCTATTGAAGCCTGCGTAGATGCCGAAACGCTTAAAGACACTTATCTGCAAGCGTACAAATTTGCGCAAAACGATGCCAACGCACAGAAAAAAATTATTGCAGCAAAAGATGCAAAGAAAGCGAGCCTGTAATGGAACAACGATCTGATGAATGGTTTGCGGCTCGATTGGGCAAAGTCACAGCCAGCAAAGTTGCCGATGTAATTGCCAAGACAAAAACAGGTTACAGCGCCAGCCGTGAAAACTATATGGCGCAATTGATCTGTGAGCGCATGACAGGGCAAAAACAAGAATCTTTTACCAACGCTGCAATGGAGTGGGGAACAACAACCGAACCACTTGCCAGGGCAGCTTATGAGGCTCATGCAAATGTGCTAGTCAACGAAGTCGGAATTATTGACCATCCATTTTTGCCAATGTGTGCCGCATCGCCTGATGGGCTGGTTGACATTGTCGGAATGCTTGAAATCAAATGCCCAAATACGGCAACGCACTTTGACACATTGTTAACCGGCTCTGTGCCAGCCAAATATATTGCGCAAATGCAATGGCAAATGGCTTGCGCTAATCGGCTTTGGGTAGATTTTGTCAGCTTTGACCCACGCGCGCCCGAAGGGTTGCAATTTTTTGTGAAACGTGTGGACAGAGATGATGCGTATATCCAGGGGCTGGAAGCAGAAGTGCATAAGTTCTTGATGGAACTTGAGCAACGTATTGAAAAACTTAACCAACTGAAAGGCAATCATGGCAATCACTAAAGAAATCTCCTGCGTAGTCGGGACATACACCAACAAAGACGGACAACAGAAGAACCGTTACCAGCGCATTGGATCAATCATTAACACCAAGAATGGAGAAATGCTCAAGATTGACGTTATTCCTTTGATGGATGGCGGCTGGAATGGCTGGGCGTATCTCAACGAACCACAACCTAAAGAGCAATTTAAAGGCTTGCCAAAGGATGATGAAGATGCTCCATTTTGAACATCCACGCGCACGGAACACCGACCCTATAACTAGTTGGCAAGCCGCAGGGTCGGCAAAGGAACTTGCAAAGCATCACGCAAAAATTATTGTGGAATGTTTAAAAGATTATGGGCCATTGGGCAAGGATGGTATTGCCCGCTTTACTAGCCTTGAGCCGCATCAGATTGGCAAGCGTCTACCGGAAATGCAGCGCGAAGGGCTTATTGACTTAACAGGCAACACCGTTAAATCAACCACTAACCGTAACGAAAGAGAATGGTATGCGATTTCTAAAACATTTTAAAGATTTTTGGCGCGAATTGACACCAGCGGAAGTTATTACCCGCGAACTTGCCCAAGCGCATTTAGATCGCCTTGAAGCAGAAAACGCTGTGGAGTACGCAACGGCAGTCCTTGACTTGAATTTGGCCCGTATAGAGCGTTTAAATGCGCGTTTAAAGGAGTACAAATGAACGAAGCAGACAAGCAATACATTGAGCGCAAAACACGCGATTGGGAATTTGACGAACCCGAGTCAAGCGATTATGCGCAGTTTGTGCAGCAACTTAAAGGCATCGTTGCCTGGCTGATTGTGATGGTGGGGCTGTCCATGATTTTTGCAGCGGTGGTGGCTAAATGACTGAAACACAATTACTTGTAATGCTTGGGACAATTTGGGTTGCGCCTCATGCAAAGTGGTGGTATGGGCAATTTATTGGTTGCATTATTTTAATTGTGGCGGGTTGCAAAGGATTGGGGTGGATATGAACTACATTGAACTAGCAAAGCAAGCAGGATGGGATGCACATCATGCTGAGTTTGATACACGTATTCAAACTTTTGCCGCATTGGTAGCAGCGCAAGAACGCAGGGAATGCGCAAAATTATGCGCTGAAGTAGGCGCTTGGGCTTTAGTTCAAGAGATTGAAGCAAGAGGTGAAGCATGACAGGCTATCAATCTTATTGCGTGTACTGCAAGCGCCCTGTGTACACAATACTAACCAAATGCAGGAGTTGCGGGAAATGACTGAACGAGTAATTACCGATGCCAATGGACTCCCTGTGCAAGATCCGTTTGGCTACTTCCAATACTCAATTCAACTTGACGCATGGGTGCAAAACCGCATCAACAACAAAGGCGCGGCTTTTTACACAGCGGGCGACATACGCGCTTTGAAGCACCGCATCCATGAACTGGAGGGTGAGTTAATTGGCTACAAGAAAATCGTGGCAGATCAAGACGCACTGCTGGAACGCCAAACAGCCCGCATCGTTGACTTGCAGACACACATTGAAAACCTTGAAGGAGAAGACTGATGACAGGCTACGAATCAAAACGCGCAGCAGCGCAGGACAAGCTGAAATGCCAATGCTCACTAAGTACAAGTCTTACAGGGGATGGCTGTCAGTATTGCAACCCTGAGTATATGGATGACGATGCGCTGACGATTGCATACCAAAGCGGTTTCTACGATGGCAAGAAGGCAGCGCAGCCAGCGCAGGAGCCGGTGGCGAAATATTGTTGCCATGTGTGTTTTGATAAGTCAAGTCAAACCTTCCTTGACCGAATGATTCTCTGCTCTGAATGCGGCAATAAACGATGCCCAAAGGCAACGAACCACGCATTGCCATGCACTAACAGCAATAACCCATTACAGCCAGCGCAGGAGCCTGTGGCGTGGAGCGTTGTTGGTAATGGTAAGTTTGGTGAATATGAGTTAGGACAAGTTTTCGTGGACTACGAAGCAACGCATACTTATTGGGAAAATCGAGGCTATGAACTTGTACCCGTTTACACCACCCCACCGCAGCGCCCTTGGGTTGGGCTAACTGCCGAAGAAGCCGCTGAATGCTGGACAACAAGCGCAACACAAACGTGGAAAAACTTTGAAAACGCATTAAGGAATAAGAACACATGAGCTTCACACTAAAAATTGAATCAGATTCGGCCCGCAAGGCATTGAACATAGTTGTTCCTTGGGAGCGCCGCCAAAAGGCCGAAAATGAGGCTTTAAGCAACGCCATTAACATCTGGGCGCAGCCGGTTTACCAGCCGCCAAAAGACTATTGCGCCCGTCCTGGTGCGCTTGATTTTAAGAAAGTAAAAAGCAAATGAAAATTGAAGTAATAAAAGACTACGCCTTGCCTTGTATGCTTGCCGAAAAAGCACTCAAAGACGCGCATCAGTTTATGTTGTCCCAACAACCCATCAAAGCAATGGAAGCAGGTGTTATTGCGATCAATCACATTCACGATATGCTAGATGCGATAGAGGAAACAATCGAAATATGAGGGCTATAACCGTAAGAATCAGGCCCATCTTGATTCAGTATGAGGAAGGGCTAACAGCGCGACACCTTGCCGCATTGCTTGGCATTCCTGCCGATGCTGTCAAACGATCTTTGGGGACTATGGACGATGTTTACATTGATCGTTGGACGCAACACACAGAGGGCGGTAAGTACGTCCCTGTTTACGTCAAAGTAGATGTGCCAGAGGATTGCCCTCAACCAAACAATTGACACTCAGCGGTGCGGCGCTTTAAAAGGCCAGGAAGTACACGCCCACCGCCTTTAGTCCACAACATCAATTGTTCTTTGGCGCCTTCCCAATCTTGGGCATTTATCTTGCGTTTTAGGGTTGACGTTTGGATACGGCCTGTTCCCAAATTGTAGGCAAAATCAACGATGGCGTTGCACTTGCGTTCATCTGTTAAAAGGATTGGGCAGTTGCGTAGAACACCAGGCAAATAGGTATGGTGCAGTTCGTGAAGCAATAACGCTTCTGCATCAGGCTCTGATATGGGTGCGTCTGTCAGGCTAACTTTACGTCCATCAGCGTAATAGGTTGAACCATAACCAATTGTTGGTATACCCGCTGGGCAAAGATAGGGCTTGCTTCTGAAGCCCTCAAATTGCTTACACAAAGCAGCGGCTATATCTAAGTTCATAACCCGCGCTTGGCAAGAGTACGATCAAGGAACCAGTAGTTAAGAGTGCCGGACACCAACGCAGCCATATCGCCACTCATCATAAGTTTGAACACTTCAGCAGGTGTTGAGCCGGTAACCCAAGAATTCCACGCAAACCAAATATGGATGAAAGACCATATCAACAAAATCCAATAGGTGACGATAGGGCGCACTGAAGCCGAAAGGCTAGCCACCCATCCACCCGCTGCTTTAACCATCTCTGTTTGTTGTTCTATGGCGCTATTAAAGGCATCCATCACACCAGCGTCCACAGTGGCTTCCCTTTGCGCTCCAATCTCTGCTAATTTTTGCTGGCCTCGCAGTGTCTCAAGTTGGCATTGCTGCTCAAACATAAGGCGTTCATGGGCGCGTTCGTCCTTTTTGTCAAAGAACTTAATTACCTCGGGAGCAAGACGAAAGATGCCACCAATCAATGAACCAAAGATTCCACCGGAAAGAATTTCAAACATTAGTGTTTCTCCAAAAGCATAGTGAGCCACCAAAATACAAGGCCCAAAACCAAAATCACAATTGCGCCGCCAAGCAACCAATTAATGAATTCGTCCATCTCTTTTTTCTTGGCAGCAGCGTGTTTTTCGTCCAAGATTTCTTGTTTTTTGCGGGTTTGGATGATGTTGTTGCGCTCAATCATCAGTTGCTGCCACAAGTCAGCATTACCACTCATAACCATGTAATTGTTGAGTTCTCGCTCGGCATCAGCAAGTTGCTTGGCTTGCATGACGATCTCAAAAGCCGCTGCGGTGTCTGATCCTGCAAACCCCGTCTTAGGCTTGGATGCCGCTTTTTGAACAACATCCTTGGCCTCAAAAAACTTCATCATGTCGCCAGAAATGGCGTGAATGTCTTTGCCCAGGGCAATGGCGGCTTTCACCCCCTTCACGGCGGCTTGCGCTGTCGCAAAGGCGGTGATAGGGTCAATCATTTTGCGTGAGTCATAAACGTGAAAATAACACCTGCCATGCTCAATATCATTGCACCGGCAGCGTTCATGATGATGCGCTCCATGCGTTTAAGCCTGGCGTTAATCTGTTCGTAACGCTCGGCGCAAACGGCCTCATGTGAATTTAGACGGGCTTCTGTTTCAGTCATGGTACTACCCAAGAAGTTGTAGATTCATCCCAGATATAACGGTTGTCATCGTTGGGATATGGAACGGGAGAATTCCACAAGCAGGTTTCTTCATCAAGTGTCCAGCTTGCAAATGGCTGGGGAGGAATAAAAGCATCACGGGTTGAGTCGTATGTGTACCCAATGCCAGCGTAATTTTTACGCAATGGCGTGCCACCTAATTGATGAACTCCACCAATAGTGTTGTAGCTGGTTTTTTTCCAAATTTGTCCAGTTGTTTCTTGATAGATAGCCTCACCATCAAGTGGCTCATTAACGCCAACAATTACTTGGACAACAATATTATTTTCATCAAGTTGTGCAAAATGTGCCATATTATTTACCATGAAATTGTGCCTGTACCGGCAGTAAAAGTATAAACTTTATACCCAAATCTTAAAGCCGTATTTGCTGCTGGAACATTTGAACCTGTTGTTGTTATTCCATTTACAACCAAGCCAGCAGAAAAAGAAATAATAGGAGTGTAATTACTTGAATATGCAATAACAACTATTCCCGATCCACCAGCACCACTAGCATGATGAGCATTTGCAGCAGACCCATCGCTTCCGCCACCGCCGCCGCCAGAGTTAGTGCCTCCATTTCCAGC